TATGAGGAGGTTGTTGATGTTACAAGACCTATACAAACAGAAAAGGTCCTTGGAGTTGAGGTGGCAGTCTGAGTATGAGCAAAGTGGTAAATATACTCTGGACATGGTCGAAATTGATAATGCAATTAAAAGCATTATTACTGAGATCAAACTTGAAGAGTCTAAAATTGCTGATAGAGAAAATAAAATCAGTGATTCAGCTGCCCAAGTTTCTGTGGCTACTTAGATAAACGCCACATCGCTGAAATCGTACATTTCTGTAAGGATCCCTTGCACTCTATTCAAAACTATCATATAAATCAATTACTATACAAATTTTAACAAAAATAAATGTAGACGCGTATAGTCGACATTCCCTAGGGGACTACATTTATATATTCTAGGAGGAATATTATGGCAAACACATCGTTTAATGGTCCAGTTAGATCCGAAAAAGGATTTCAACAGATCAATAAAGCCGCTAGCACAGGAGTTATAACATCAAGGTTTTTAGGAACGAAACCTGATTTAACTAGCTTAACTGCTACATCAGTGGCAACAGCGGGAACATTAACTTATACAGCTAATGTAATTACGGTTAACAACTTCACTGGGGCGGCAACACAAGCTGTTACTTTACCCTCAGCGGCAGTAGGAACTTATGTAGTTCATGCTCAATCAGACGATACAACTGGTGGTACAGCTGTTCTTACTTTTACATGTGCAGGAGATGATGTTTTTAGAACTGGTTCAAAAGTGGAAAGTAGAGCCACTGGAGCAGTTCAAACTATAGATACATCGATAGCAGATGAAACGGTATTAACGTACACACCTGCGAATGCAGCAACCAATAGTTTAACTCATGGTTGTTATTTGTATTTCACTTGTTTTGAAAAAGGCATTTGGAACTTTGCTCATGACTTATCAACAGCAAATGACGCAGATACAGGCGCAGCTGCTTGGAGTTAATAGCTAAATAAAATAATGTGAGCTCCTTCGGGAGCTCACACTTAAGGAGAAAAATTATGGGATATCCAGTAGATATAAAAACAGTTAATATTACCACTGCTACGACTACTACAATCTTTAATGGTCCAGCGAGAATATTAGGACTTTCATGGGTAGTGCCTACGAATGTTGCAGCTGGAACAATAACAGTTAATGATAATACAACAGCAATGTGGGTAGTTGATACACCAGCTACAAATACTACAGATTATAAATCTCCAGTTACTGGAAAAATAATGTTACCAGGAACAGGGATTAGAGCTAATACTAGTTTAAAAGTTACAAACGTAGCAGTCACACATGTAACTGTTTATTATGGATAGGAATTGTAATGGCGAATACTACTTCCTCATCATATGCATTTGATCAGGATTTTTCGATAGACGAAATTATTGTAGATGCGTATGAACGTCTTGGACTTCAAGGCACCGCAGGTCATCAATTAAAAACTGCAAGAAGATCTTTAAACATTCTTTTTCAAGAATGGGGTAATAGAGGAATTCATTTTTGGGAAGTAGGAAACACAAATATTAATTTAATTGTTGGTTCTTCAACTAATGTAGATGCAACTGATGAAGGAATGGGTATTTATACTTTTTACAGAAATTCTGTAGATAGCGCAGCAGCGGCAGCTGCTTCCCCTCAAGCAACAACGGTTCCTGTAGCAAATATTTATGGTATTACCGATATTCTAAATGTTACCTATAGACAAAATTATAATACCACTTCTCAATCAGACACGGGTTTAACTAAAGTTGCAAGAGACGCTTATGCTGGAACAGCTAATAAAGCATCCCTTGGAACTCCTTCACAATTTTGGGTTCAACGATTTATTGATAAAGTTACAATTACACTTTATCCTTTACCTAATTCAACGGCAGCGTCTAATTATATAAATGTTTATTATGTAAAAAGAATTCAAGATGTGGGAGCTTATACTAATGCAACAGATACTCCTTATCGATTTATACCCTGTATGATTTCAGGACTTGCTTATTATTTATCTATGAAATTTGCACCACAAAGAACGCAAGAAATGAAATTATTATACGAAGATGAATTGGCTAGAGCATTATCTGAAGATGGTTCTGCAGCTAGTACTTATATAACCCCTAAAACTTATTATCCGAATATATAATGGCTAGATTTTCAAAAGGTAGAAGAGCATTAGCAATATCAGATAGGTCTGGTGCGGCATTTCCATATAATGAAATGGTTCAAGAATGGACGGGTGCATGGGTGCATACTTCTGAGTTTGAAGTTAAACAACCTCAACTAGAACCTCATCCTGTAGGGGCAGATCCACAGGCTTTACAGCATGCAAGACCTGCAAGAACAGAATTTCCAGTTCAAGATATTTTACCCAAGAATCCTTTTACAACCACAGCTGCTAGTAAAAGTGTTAGCGTTTCTTTTCCTGCGAATGATTTTAATGAAGGTACAACTTATATTAGATTTCAAGCAGTTAAACATCCAGTGGGTGGAGTTGCAATTACAACTTTAGAATTATCTACAACATTAAATGGAAATATAAGTAATGCCGCTACATCAATTGTTTTAACTGATGGTTCGGAATTTCCTACAGCAGGATATATTGTTATTGAGAAAGTTTGGACACAAGCTGATTTAACAGCAGGTACAATTACTAATCCTTTATTAGTTGGTACTTATCAGAATGAAACAATTGAATACACGGGTAGAAGTACACATACTTTAACTGGATGTACACGTGGAACGTCTGCTCCATACAAAGGACAAGTTTTAGCAAACACATCGGCTAACGCACACTTATCTGGTGTAAAAGTATATGGATGTTATCTTGCAACAGCTGTTGGAACTACAACAATAGTGGGTCCTCAAACATCGCAAACAGAAACATTATATAATAATTTAACTTTCCCTTTAGTAAATAATGCTACTAGTGCGGATACAGGAGGCGGTTTTCAATGTACAATTGGACCCGTTAATGATAGGGCTTAATTATGGCAGGATATACACTCTCAGCATTAGAAGCTGACATTAGAAGTTATACAGAAGTAGACAGTACTGTTTTTAGTGGTGCTACTCTAGGCAGATTTATAGAAAATGCAGAATATAGAATTAATCTTGATATTCCTATGGACTCAGACAGACAAGAATGGCAAGGAACAATTGCTACCGATGTTAATACTGTTAGAGTTCCAGCAGGTTTTCAATTTGTAAGGGGAGTTCAAGTCTTTAGTTCTACCGCTAATTCCAATGAACAAGGTCAATGGTTGGAGAGGCGAGATCAAACTTTTTTATCAGAATATGTAGGAAGATTAACAGGGCCCGAAGGATCGACTGCATCGGGAGCTGATGTAACAGGACTCCCTAAATATTATGCTATGTTTGGAGGAGCGACAGGATTAACAGATACTACTTCTGGATCTATTGTAATGGCTCCTACTCCAGACGCCAATTATGTTATTAAAATATACGGAAATGCAATGCCAACAGGATTAGGAACTAATACTTCTGGGACTTATGTAAGTAGGTACTTTCCTCAAGGGTTATTATATGCTTCTCTAGTAGAAGCCTATGGCTTTTTAAAAGGTCCCACAGAGATGTTGACATTATATGAGCAAAAGTATAAACAAGAACTACAGAAGTTTGCAAGCATGCAAATTGGAAGAAGACGAAGAGACGATTACACGGATGGTACAATAAGAATTCCAATCGAGTCACCGCCTCAATAATTAGGAGAAAATTTATGGCAATAACATCAGCAATTTGTAACAGTTTCAAAGTTGAAATTTTAACAGCAACACATAACTTTACTGCATCATCAGGAAATACTTTTAACTTAGCTTTATATACAAGTTCAGCAACTTTAAATAAATCTACAACTGCATATAGTTCAAGTAACGAAATTTCTAACACATCAGGTTCTGCTTATTCTGCAAAAGGAAAAGCTCTTACCAGTGTAACACCTGTTTTATCATCAGATACAGCTGTTTGTGATTTTGCTAATGTCTCTTGGACATCTGCTACATTCACAGCTAACGGTTGTTTAATTTTTAATGATTCAGCATCTGGAGATCCAGCATGTTGTGCCATTGCATTTGGTGGAGATAAAACTGTAACAAGTGGAACTTTCACAATTGAATTTCCTGCAGCTTCGGCAGGATCAGCTATTATCGGTATAGCATAAGGAGGAACTCCTTATGGCTAATACTTGGAACGCATCCGGCACACTCTGGGGACAGAATTCTTGGGGTGATCAAGGAACCGTTACAACTTCTCTCACAGGACAATCTTTAACAACAGCACTTGGTACCGTTACACCTTACAACGAATTAGGTTGGGGCTCTGATACATGGGGTGCAGAGAACTGGGGAGAAAGTGCTTTTGATATAACTTTAACAGGACAATCTTTAACAACAGCTTTAGGTACATTAGTTTATGCAGGCGCAACTGATGGTTGGGGCCGTGATGCATGGGGAGATAATAACTGGGGTGAAAACGCAACTAGCGTTTCTTTAACAGGACTTT